CTCACTACTTGTATCAAAATAAATAACAGGTCTATATTTCTTATTATTTAATTTAAGTACTTCGCACACATTTAATATAAAATAATGATAAATGTATTTTTTATGTGTAGAATTCTTAAAACTTAAATCACATTTTAGATCTGATGCCTTTTTAACGCACAAATCATTAATAAAGCTTATAACAGGTGTAAGGTTTACTATATTAAAGAAAGAATTAGGTAACTTATAATTCTGGTGGTGCTTCGTTAAGTCTTTTAATTCCATTTATATTATTTTTCCAAAAATCTGCGTAACTAGTTATAATATATTTGTCAATATAACGCAAGTAATTTTTAAATCGAAAGTAATGGGATAAATTTGTCGGGAATAAAATATAACTACCTTTTCTAGTAACCTTAATTATTAAAAACCATAAACTACCACTTTCTACTTGCGCGATCCATTTATCTAGTGTTTTATTTGTAGTGAATAATTTATGATAATCGAATGTTTTATAGTTTTTACATTCTAACTTAAATTTAGACATGCACGGAGGTACCATAATGTCCCCATCCATCATGCGCTTTTGATCTTCAGTTAACCGATCAAGTCGGTGAAAATTAGCGCCACCAGTATAGGCACCGGAGTTTGGAACTCTTAGAAAATTCTCGTCAAAAACTTCACTTAAATCTTTTGCGACCTCACGCTCCCAAGTATTACCTTTTTGCTTAGCAGTATTAGGCATATATAATTATATACTATATAGCCAAATCTTGCAAGTTAATATATTTAAGAACAGCATCTTCAGGTATTTTTGACGTCCAGTAATTACCTTCATCTGCTGGATTTAGTTCTGGTAGCTTTTCCCTGTCTAAAACTAAAATATATGCTCTACCTGTTTTTTTGTATTCATGAAACGCAAATCTACCAGCTAGCTGAACATCGTCTGAGACGTATGAACCAGATATCCCTTTACGGGTATTACCAACCCCACGCGAAACTACAAACCCGTTTTTAATTAAGTTTTTATATTCTGCCGAAGAAATTCCTCTATACGCTTCATTAGGGTTATTTTGTAATTTAGAAATGTTAGCAACGATTTTCTTATGCTCGTCTTCATTTGGGGGGAATAATAAATAGTCATATATAGTCTTACTTTCCTTTAGTTTTTTTTTACGACGCTTCTTCTTTATCTTACCCTCCCGCTTTATAGTGTCTCCTAAAACCTTAGGTAATCTATAATCTCCCGGAGCATAAGTATCACCGGCCTGAAACTCACCACCACCTTGACCACCAGTCGCTCCCATACCTACAGAAGCGACAGTATTATCTAACGTTAGATAATAATTAACGGTCTGATTAAACAACTTTAAGGCCATATTAATTATTTAGTTGATTTCTACATAAATATACTATAATAAATAAATGGAGATTGGTGATATTATCAATCAATATCTCGATGAAGCGAGAATAGATACAAATCTAGACCGATTAGAAGTTACTTCTACTCAAGAACAATTAGTCAGTAACAAGCATAAATGGTCAGCTAGATTAATTAATCATAAAATTAATCTAAATAATTTAAAATTTGATCGGTCGTCTCTCTTAGAGAATAAAATTCACGAATTTCAAAAAACCGAACCAGTTCAAGTACCACGATCGATCGCCGAAAAAGCCGTACAAAACAAAAAAGAAATAACTGCTATCGATCGAAAAATTCAAAATGAATCTCTTATTATTAGTTTTCTGGAAAATATATATAAAAATATAAGCTTCGCAACAAATGATATTAAAAATTTAGTAGAGTTGATGAAACTTGAAACTCAATGATTAATATAAAGTTACATTCAACTGCTCAAGCTATTCTTGACGGCCCAGAGTTAGATATCATTAGAGAGTACTTCAGCGTAAAAAACGAAGCAGCACACTTTCAGCGAAGATTTGGTAGATTCGTACCACAGCGAACATATGTTATAACTAACCAAGGAAAAGTTGATATTGGACTTCTAATAGAAATTACAAAGTTTTGCAAAACAAAAAATATAGAGTTTAATTTATCTGATGAAGTAAAGAATAACCTAATACCTTCCTTAAAAAAGGATACTATAACAGATTATAATTTAGAGTTACAATTTAGAGATTATCAACAAAAAATAATTAATAAATGTATAGAGTACGGGCGCGGAACAATTGTACTAGCAACCGCCGGTGGAAAAACTCTCACCATGGCTGGGTTGCTTGAATTTTATTATAAAAATTATACTAAGAATTTTAGAGGTTTAGTTATAGTACCGGATTTAGGTTTAGTAAACCAAACTATATCAGACTTCGAACAGTATAACGTATCGTTTTCAACTACAAAATATACCGGAAAAGATGAATTAAATCTATCTCGTAACGTTATTATTGCTAATTTAGGTATTTTACAAAGCTCAAAACAGGACATATCGTGGATAAAGCATATAGATTTCTTAATAGTAGATGAAGTACATAAAGTAAGAAGAGGAAATAAAATAAATAATGTTCTCAAAAAAATCGATACCGTTCATCGCTTTGGCTTCACCGGTACACTACCAAACGAGTTTTTAGATACGTGGAACATCTTTGGAAAAATTGGTCCTAAATTATATGATAAAAATGCATATGAGTTGAGAAATGAAAAATACGTTGTACCAGCGAAGGTTCACGTTTTAGAACTAAATTACAACACACCTCAATCCGAAATATATCACGGAAATAATTCTAATACATATTATTTGCAAGAAAGTGAATATATTCGTAGGAATAGCTTTAGGAACAATTTATTAGCTAAACTTTCCAATAAATTAGACAATAATGCCCTAATATTAGTAGATTATATAGAACACGGTGAGATTTTACTTGAAACTTTTAAAAATATATGTAAAACAAAACAAGTATACTTTATTCAAGGTCAGGTTGAAGTAGAAGAACGTAAAAAGATTCAAGCGCTAATGGAACAGAAAACTAATATTATAGTTATTGCAATCTCAAAAATATTTTCTACAGGTATTAATATTAAAAATTTACATTATATAACATTTGCTAGCGGAGGAAAAGCAAAAATAAAAATAGTTCAAAGTATAGGCCGTGGCTTGCGCTTGCATACCGATAAAAAAGAGCTTATAATATTTGATATTGCTGATAATTTACGTTACGGTCAGCGTCATGTTGAGCAGCGCTTGTTATTATACGACAACGAGCATATAAATTATAATTTTACACGATATTATGAAACCAAAGAAACCAAGAGCAAAATCAAAGAAACCTAATAAAAAAACTTATTATGTTAGTCCAAAAGAGTTTCTACAAAATTTAAAATACTATTATAAAACAGATGATTTAATTGATGAGTTAGCTGAGTCAGTATATAAAATAGCAGTCGGTTTAAGCTATTCTCCTAATTTATAAATTATAGCTATAAGGATGAAATGATAGGTGATGCAGTTGTAAAAATGATCGCCGCAGTAAAGAATAAAAAATTTAGAATTGACTCACCGTCAAATCCTTTCTCATATTTTACTACAATTGCATACCACGCGTTTATTAATAGAATAAAGAAAGAAAAAAAATATAGAGATACAATTAGTGATTATCAAGAACAAGTTTACGGTAACCTAGCAAGAGAGTCGGAGATTGCTAACAAAAACCCTTTAAAGGCCTCTGATCAAGAGCTATATACTTAATGTCTGAGGAAAGCAATAAAAAGATCGGATTTTTCTCTGATTTACATATAGGTATACATCAAAATAGTGAAAAATGGCATGAGGTTGCTATTGAATGGGCTAAATGGTTTACAAATGAATTACGATCTCAAAATATTAACACTCTGCTCTTCGGTGGTGATTTTTTCCATTATCGAGATGAAATAAATGTAAAATCTTTACACTTTGCTAATGATTTATTAGACCTATTTAACGATTTTAAAATAACCATGATTCCTGGTAATCATGATGCTTATTATAAAGATAACTCCACTATTCACTCTCTATCTATTTTAAATAATAGAAAAAATATAACAATCATCGATAAGCCAATCGTAAAAACGTTTTTTAATAAAAAAATTGGCTTTTGTCCGTGGGGAACACCTATAAAAAAGGTATCAGAATGCGATCTATTAGTAGGTCATTTTGAGATACAAAACTTTAATTGGAATAGCTTTAAGGTATGTGAGCATGGAGTTGAGTCATGCGACTTATTATTAAAGTCAAAACTCATATTCTCTGGTCACTTTCATAAAAGACAGAAACGTAAATACACAAACGGTGAGATAATTTATGTAGGCAATCCATTTGAAATGGATTTTAACGATATACAGGATCAAAAAGGATTTTATATATTAGACTTTAGTGATAAAAACATAAAATATAATTTTATTGATAATAATATATCACCAATACATGTTAAAGTTAATTTAAGTGACCTTAAAAAACTAAAACCAATTGCAAAAGAAAAAGGCTGGGCAAACCTCGCTATAAAAATTATTATCGATAAAGACATAAAGACAAATTTACTAGATAAAGTGATCGCATCAATAAATTTTGAAGCTCCCTTTTCCCTAACAACGGATTATTTGAATAAATTTAGCGTTGGTGATAACATCACCCTAACGAACGAGCTAGGAGACTTGAATATAAAACAATGTATTGTAGAATATATTGAATCGTTAGATATAGACAATAAAGAACAAGTAACAACAAAAACATTACATTTATATAATCAGTTTGTATGAAATATGTAAATTTTAATTCTATAAAAATCAGGAACTTCCTCTCCGTTGGTACAGATCCAATTGAAATTAATTTTCGTCCAGGGTTAAACATAATCACCGGGGTTAATAAGGATAAAGAAGATAGAAGAAACGGTGTAGGTAAGTCTACAATCGCTGATGCAATACATTTTGCCATTTTCGGTGAAACAATAAGAGAGGTGTCAAAAGATTTTATTGTTAACTCTATAAATAAAAAAAATACCTATGTGGAGATACACTTTACAGTAAACGAAAATAACAAAACTAATAACTATC